CAGCCCAGTCACGTTAAATGTGACAAGCACAAACACCAAGAAAGGTTGCAGAACAAAATGATAGGCAAAGGCAACAGCGCAAATCCAGCCAACAGCCGGACGCCAGCCGCCCTTGAACAAAGAGCCGCTTGCTGCTTCCTCTTTGTTTACTGCGATCTGTGCCAGCGCCAACTCCTGCGCATGACGATCCGCCATCGTAGCCAGTTCGTGCGCAAGCTGCGCTTTCTGGTCTTTGTCTTCGATGAATTTATCTAAGAGACCCGTCACGGGTTCGATGAGTTTTCCGATCATTTCCAGTTCTCACTTTCATGTTTGGCAAGCCGCCACATCAGCAAGCCAATAATCGCGACTAGGATGATTTCCGTCACTTGTTCGACTCCATCGCGTTAAATCCAAAGTAAGCAGCAGTCACACCGCTCACCGCCACGACATAGACTGTGGCAATGTCAGCAATCAGCCCCGCAGCCTCGCTGTAGCCCAGCGCAGAGGCCGAGATGATCGCCAGCGGATACAGAACCATACCAGACAGTGCGAACCAAGTCATTCTCCGCTGTGCGTCTCTTTTAGCGTCAGCGTCTTCCATTCTGCGCCGACGATCTTCGAGCATGATCTCCCGCTCTTCCGGGTCAATCTTGCCGTTGCCGTTCAGATCATAGTCATCCTTTGTCATACATCACCAAAAAGTAAGCAAGCAAAGCTAGACCACTAATCCCAGCTAAGAGCGCAAGGCCCACAATGGTGATTGTGATAAAGAGTTCTTTCATCTCAGCGCGGCGGTGATCTGTCGCTTGCTTGCGCTTCCGAACTTGGGCCTCGATCCGGAGCAACTCCTCCCACCCTGACTGGCCATAAGAGTACTGGATATATGTCTTTAGTTCGTTTCGCTGACTTTCGATACGCTTCTTAGCCGCGAAGATTTCCATAGCTTCCGCTTGGACGTTTGATCCCACGCGCCACCACACTGGGGTCTCGGCTTTCTTGGCGAGGAAATCCAGATCGCTGACAGCGCCAGCCCACGTAGCAAGCTGGCTGCCCATGTCCTGCAGTTCACGCCCGACTTCAATGCCTTTCTTCAGGGCATTGAAGGCAGCGGACGCCGTTGCGATGGCGGTAACGGGATCAAGCATCGCCATACATCCGTGGGCAGATAGCGTCGGGATCTACGCGATAGAATATATCATACCAGCCGTAACGATTCTGCCCACAATCGTAAAAGCAGAGCTGATGGAACCAGCTTCCCTGCCCGCTGATAAATAGATGTCCGTATGTCACGAAGACGAGGACACACATCAGAATGTACCAGAAAACCGCTGCGGCTTGGCGATGCGGCTGAAGGATTTAATCATCCCGCCCGCCGCCTTCTGTTGTTTGCCCGCCCGCTCTAATGCAATGGCGACCGCCTGCTTCTGCGGGTAGCCCTCGTCTCGCAGCTTGCTGATGTTAGAGCTTACCGTCTTCTCGCTCGATCCACGCTTCAGGGGCATCAGGTCCTCCGCATCATTGCTTGACGCTGCACATCGATCCGCTCACGGTTCACATCCGCGCGCTCGTCGGCGATCTGTTCTTGCAACTCGATCCGGGCGGAATCCGTCACCGCCTGTTGCTGCGCTTTCATGCTCTCCAAAGCCAGTTTGGCCTGATCAAGCTGCGCCTTATTCTGCGCTTCCATCTGCCGGATGTTGAGTTCCTGCATGCGGATCGCGACCAGCGGATCTTGGTCTTGACCGTCACGGCCCTTGTAGGTGAGCGAGGGCATCAACTCTGCCAGCATCTCTGCCTCAACCTGCGCGACGCGAGCCTCGATCTGGTCCGGCGTGTACTGTGGCGGACCCATCATGCTCATCTCTTGCATACGTTGCTGCGCGATCATCGGATCAACTGCACCTGCCTGAACAAGAAGCTGAAGCTGCTGCATCTCTTTTTGCGGAGTCGCGACAATCGTCGACACCTCGCGCTCAACCTGCTCGCGCGCTTTCAAAGCGATGTGCTGCATGCAGTGTATAGTCAACGCGGCCAGAACAGCAGGGACCTTTTGCAGGACAGACATTTCAAGCAAGGTAAGGTGCGCTTGAATGTGTGCGTCGTGGTCCTGACCCGGGAAAGCCTGCGGAGTTTGACCGGAGATTATAGAACTATTCTCCGCGACAGGGTCCTGCGGCTGCGGCTGCGGAACCGGGGGCAGGATCTCGTCAATATTTTGCACCTCCAACGCTTGGTACATCCGCCGATACGCTGCATGGAGATTATGCATTTGCGGGTTCGACTGCGCCAGCTGAAGCTGGGTTTGCGCCAAGGAGACCCGCTGCGCCATCGAGAAGATGTTCGGATCACTGACTGGGAGGACGTCGATCCGAGCGTCGAAGTCTTCAGCTTTGATCTCCGAGGGGGCCCCAGCTACCTCATACGGATAAACCGGGGGGAGATTTTCAGCGAAGATACGCGCAAGCAGCCGGAACTCGGTCCTCTGCGCGTAGTGCAACCGCTTGTGGATAGCGGACATGACTTTCATGCCGCGCTCAAGAAGCGCCACAGTCGTACCGACCGGCATCTCTTGGTTCGAATCCCCAAGTTGTTGATCCGCGAGCGATACAAAACGACGGCCGTCGTTGATCAAACCACCCAGCATGCTGGCCAGCGTTCCAGACGGCTCTTTGTATGGCAGCGGAATAATCGCGTCCCGGATGTTGCCACCCGGTGCATCGATGTCGCGGAACTCCCCCGGCTGCAGCGGCTCGTCGCTGTTGCGAACGCGCACACCACGGGCTTTGAAACCAGCCGGTAGGTTGGAAAGAGTGCCAGCGTCGATGAGCTGGCGCAGCAAGCTCGTCGCTGCACGGCCCAAGCCGCCGATCATGTGGATCAACCCAAAGCCGTAGAAGCCAAGACCGGGCATAAACTTGTAGTGAACGAAGTACTGGCGCTTCCGCTTGATCGGATCGCCCTCGTCATAGTTGCGGCGAATGCCGAGAACCTGACCAGAGCCTTCGTCCAAGGTGACAATATAGGGAAGCTTGATACCGGTGGGCTCACCAGTCATCGGATCCATGTCCTCGAAGCCTTCCAGATCAAGCTCGACATGCATCTCCAGAACTGTGAGCACGTCCTCCGAATAACTCTTCGATAGGCCCTCAAGCTCGTTCACCTTCTGGCGAACCTTGTTCTCGTCGGTGTCGTCGGAAGGCTGCAGGTCGACGTCGAGGTAGACGCCAGCATACTGCATCTTCTTCACGTCGTTCATATCCATACGGAGGACATGCGTGACACGGCTTGCTGTGCCCAGATCCGAAGCCGAATACGGCACAACCAGATCCTGCGCAGGAACAAACTTCGCCATCGCCCGGTTACGGGTCATGTCGAAGTATACCTTCTTGAAGGTCGAACCAGACAGCGGGAGATAGAACAACATCTGATCCATGTCCGGATCAAACTCTTCCATCACCTCGGTGATCTGGTAGTTCATGAAGTCCTTGACGCGGTTTGCCTGATCTTCACGCTGCGGCGTCTTCGCACCAATAACGTTCGTGCGAACAGGACCACCCGCAGGCAACAGCTCCTTGTACGCCTGTGCTTGGAACTGGGTTACGCTTTCCGCAATGAGCGGATGCGTTACGCCAGACGCGCCCTCGAACGGCGTCGACCGCTCCTCGGTTTTAAGACCAAGCAGGTCCAAACCGTTGACGTAGGTGTCTTCCCATTCCGAGCGGGAGCTCAGGTCGTCTTGGTATAGGCCACGCAAATCAGACGACAGCTCGCCCAACACGCCGTCATCCAAAAACTCCGCGAGGTTCGCGTCGAAGGGGATCAGGCTTTCCATCATCCCTTGCTCTTCAAGCAAAGCAAGCGCCTGTACGATTGCTCCGCCTTCACCGTCGGAAATTACCTCAGCCCCGCCCTCAAATTCCTCGGGCGAGTTGACCATAACTTCCATCTCCGGAAGACCGTCCGTATTCGTAACGTCGATGCCTGAGTCAACAAGTGTGCCCATGGGGCGAGGGGGTAATGCCATTAGTAATACACCCGCTGCCGGGGCCTCCATTCTTCCTCTGCGTCTTCCTCACCGGCAAGCGAAATGAACCCGCCTTGCCGGAAGCGCATGAGAGCTAGCGTCATGCTATCACAAAAGTCATCGTGATCGCCATTGGGAAATGAAACAACTTCCTCGATCACCTCTTCGGCGAAAGGTTTAGCCATCGGCGCCCACACAACACCCGACTCAAACAACGGTGCAACCATGTGCATGCGGGTGATCTTGTCTACCCCGCCTTTCCCCGCCTTTTTCCCCGGTGAAAACCCAAGTGCCGGAATACCGCGGAGCCGCAACTCGTCAATGAGTGGCATACCAGAAGCTTTCGCCTCGACCAACACCATGTCCGGCTCCCAGTATTCGTGCTCCTCATAGGCAATCTCCTTCAGCTCAGGGAAATTCCAGCGACCGCGACGCGCATCAAGCAGGATGATGTTGTCCGGGCCGCCCTCCTCGGGCTCGAACACACCCCACGTGGTGATCGCCGAATAGTCCGCGGTCTCTTTCTTTGAGAATGCCGTATCGTACGCCTGAAGAACGTACTTAATCTTCGGAATGTCCTCTTTTTCCCAGTCCTTCCACCAAGTGCTCTTGATGATCGCACTTCCGGAGCTGGTTGGCTGCTGTTGCCACTGCGCATTCCACTTACCCAGCGGAAGCGAGGCCTTGATTCCCAGCAGGGCGTCCTTTTCCCAGAACTCAGGCCACAGCGGAGCACCAGAAGGCATGATCGCAGGGAACTCGACCACCTCCCAATTGTCCGCCATGATGTCGTTGGACTGCCGTTCGAGCAAACGGCCCGTCAAATCCTTCTTACCCCAGCGCGTCATCACCAAAATGATGGCACCACCCGGCTGCAAACGCTGTCGAGGGCCAGATGTGTACCACTCGTAAGCGTGATCGAAGGCCGTCTCGCTCAGCGCGTCCTGTTCCGAGTGAGGGTCGTCAATGATAAACAAGTCCGCGCCACGACCAGTGACTGCAGCGCCCACACCAGCAGCAAAGTATTCGCCGCCCTTGTCAGTCCCCCATTTCCCAGCACCCTTGTTGTCCTCCTTCAGGTTCGTGTTCGGGAAAATCTCCCGATACTGCGGGTCGTCGATCAAATCTCGCACCTTCCGGCCAAACCGGACAGCCAATTCCGTGTTGTGCGTGGCCTGAATGATCTTGAGCTTCGGGTTCCGGCCCAAAAACCACGCAGGCATGAGATACGACGCAAACTCCGACTTCGAATGACGCGGCGGCATGTTGATAATAAGCCGTTTCAGCTCGCCTCGCGCCACCCGCTCCAGCTTTTCCGCGATAATCCGGTGATGCCGACCCTCGATAAAGTTGTCGTACACATGGTGCACAAACGGCATGAAGTTTTTCTGGGCCTTCTCACGAAGATCCAGCCGCTTCTTCGCCTCGGTGAGCGCCAAGATCTCCTTGAGCGCCTCCTCTGGGAGCGTTTGAAGATTCATACCCTAAGAGACGCCAATCCAGTTTGCGCAG